ACAACGAGTCCTCTGTGACCCTGAGCCCTGAGGATGTGCTTCATATCCCAGGTCTGGGTTTTGATGGCCTGGTCGGATACTCACCAATCGCAATGGCCAAGAATGCCATAGGCATGGCAATAGCCTGCGAGGAGTATGGAGCAAAGTTCTTCTCGAATGGGGCATCTCCCTCTGGTGTATTGGAGCATCCGGGAATCCTCAAGGACCCTGAGAAGGTTCGAGAATCCTGGAATTCAGCCTACGGAGGCTCATCCAATAGTCATAAGGTTGCTGTCCTGGAAGAAGGAATGAAATACACACCGATTTCCATATCTCCCAATGAAGCCCAGTTCCTGGAAACCAGGAAGTTCCAGATCAATGAGATTGCAAGGATATTCAGGGTTCCTCCACACATGGTGGGTGACCTGGAGAAATCCTCATTCAGCAATATAGAGCAGCAGTCACTTGAATTCGTGAAATACACCCTGGACCCGTGGGTCATCAGGTGGGAGCAGAGCCTTTCAAGAGCCCTGTTCACAGAGGATGAGAAGCACACCTATTTCTTCAAGTTCAATGTCGAAGGCCTCCTGCGTGGTGATTACCAGAGCAGGATGAATGGTTATGCAACTGCCAGACAGAACGGCTGGATGAGTGCGAACGACATAAGGGAACTTGAGGATCTGGACAGAATCCCTGCAGAGGAAGGTGGAGACCTGTATCTAGTCAATGGAAATATGCTGCCGCTTGGTAAAGCAGGAGATGCATATGCGAACAAGGAAACAGTAACGGAGGAAAACTCAGATGAAGACGAAGAAGTTCTGGGTGTTCAGAAATCAGACCGAGGAAGAGTCCGCAGAAAGAGTCCTTGAGCTATACGGGACAATCGCCGAGGAGTCCTGGTTCGATGACGATGTTACACCTCAGATGTTCAGGGACGAGCTCTTTGCAGACTCGGGACCTGTGACGATTTGGCTCAATTCACCTGGTGGCGACTGCATTGCAGCAAGCCAGATCTACAGCATGCTGATGGATTATCCGGGAAAGGTGACGGTGAAGATCGATGGCATTGCGGCATCCGCTGCATCGGTAATCGCCATGGCAGGAACTGAGGTGCTGATGGCACCAACGGCCCTGATGATGATCCACAACCCAGCGACCATGGCCTTTGGAGATCACAACGACATGAAGGCAGCAGTCAAGATGCTGGATGAGGTGAAGCAGAGCATCATAAATGCCTATTCGATCAGGACAGGACTCAAGGATGAGGAGCTGTCCAGGATGATGGAGGCAGAGACATGGATGAACGCAAGGAAGGCGATAGCGCTTGGCTTTGCAGATGGAATGCTGGAAGACAGCAAGAAGGCAGTCAGTGACATGACTGCTTTTTCTTTTGCCCAGAGGACCAGTGAGGACGCTCTCAGGGCAAAACTCGTGGCCAAGTACAGCACACCGAAGAAGAAAGATGTCGACGGATTCAGCGCCGCCGAACTCGAAGCAAGACTTGAACTACTTAGATAGGAGAAACACATGAGTAAGAAAACAGATGAGCTGAGAAGACAGCGCGTAACAACCTGGGAGAAAGCCAAAGCTTTTCTTGATGGTAATCGCAACGAGAATGGAATTCTTCCTGCGGAACTGAAGCCACAGTATGACGCAATGGAGAAAGAGATTGTTGACCTTGGTCACGAAATCGAGAGACAGGAACGTCTTGAGGAGATGGAGCGTCAGATGGCACTTCCTATCAATACTCCGATTACAACTAGACCAGATATGTCTAGAGATGATGGGAAAACAGGCGTAGCGTCTGAAATGTATAGGAAAAACTTTTGGAATGCGATGAGGACAAAAAAACCATCTGCAGAGATTCTCAATGCTCTTCAGGAAGGAGATCTTGGAGAAGGCGGATATCTCGTGCCTGACGAGTATGAAAGGGTCCTTGTCCAGGCTCTTGAGGAAAACAACATCTTCAGAACCTTGGCAAATGTCATTCAGTCCTCTTCTGGAGACAAGAAGATTCCTGTAGTTGGCGGACATGGAAGCGCATCATGGATTGAAGAAGAAGGAACATACACCGAAAGTGATGAATCTTTCAATCAGCTTACACTTGGTGCACACAAGGTAGGAACTCTCATCAAAGTGTCTGAGGAGCTCATTAATGACTCTGCATTCGATCTTCCTTCTTATATTGCAACAGAGTTTGCAAGACGTATTGGAAATGCAGAGGAAGAAGCCTTTGTAGTAGGTGATGGTTCTCATAAGCCAATTGGAATTCTTCATTCCTCTCTTGGCGCACAGACAGGTGTCACGGCGGCAGAGAAGACCCTGATAACATGTGATGAAATCATTGCTCTGTACCATAGTCTCCCGGTTCCATACCGCAAGAAGGCCAATTGGCTTATGAATGACGCTACTGTGCAGTTCATCCGCACACTCAAAGATGGAAATGGTCAGTATCTTTGGCAGCCATCTCTCGTTTCTGGTACACCTGATACCATTCTCGGATGTCCTGTAAAAGTCTCTAGGTATATGCCTGAGATTGCTGCAGGAGCAAAGACAGTAGCCTTCGGAGACTTCTCCTATTATTGGATTTCCGATCGTAAGGGTAGAAGTCTCAGAAGGTTGGATGAGCTGTTTGCTGTAACCGGACAGGTTGGATTCAGAGGAGATCAGAGAGTAGATGGAAGGCTTGTCCTTCCTGAAGCAATCAAGGTCCTCAAGCAGAAGGCCTGAGGAGGTAGCAAATGAGCTATAACGTGAAGAACTATACCGAACAGGGTGGAGATGTCACCCATTTCGGAGGCAAGGTTCTGTTTGAGGAAGGCTCTCAGGTCGATGGCCTTCCACAGGCGGAGAATCTTCCTACCACAGCGACCAATGCCCAGATTGTCACAGCCCTCAAGGAAGCGGGACTCATGGAACCTGACCAGTGGAATGTATCCGCAGGTCTTGCTCCTTCCCCAACTGAGCAGGTGCTTGTCGACAACAAGGCCAAGGTCGAATCAGTCGTACTCGAAGATAGGGTCATCACAATCACAGTGGACCCTGATGAGCTGGAAGAGTCTGCAAGTTCCGTTCCTTCTCAGGGAACCCACAAGTGGCTTGGCCTTGAGATCGGAACAGGTATCTCTGACATCACGAAGGTGAAGTACAACGGGTATCTTCTCACTGCGGCAGATGCAACCGAGGCTCAGAGCGTAGGATGTGCCGAAGGATCATTCGTGCTCTACGTGAAAACCGAAGAGCTTCTGGATACACCGAAGGAGATATCACTCAAGTCCGATGGATATGCTCTGCTGACGTTGAGCATTCGTGTCGTCAGACCCAACACATAATCAGATCCATCAGGGGGTATAAGGAATGCTGGTCACAGTCACACAGTTCAACGACTATACAGGGAACTACGAGGACAGCGAGCAGACCACATCTCTGAAGGAGACTTTCCTGGAATCCGCCCAGAACCTTGTCGGTGAATATCTCAGATATGATCCGGAGAACACGGGGAACTGGGCGGACGGGAATGTCCCTGAACTGGTCAGACTCACAATCCTCAGGATAGCCACTCTCATGCTTATGGAAGGTGGTGAGAACATCGGTGTCACGGGGAAGAGCTTCTCAGATAACAGCAGAAGCTTCATCTCATACACCAACTATCTGAAGTACCTCAATCCACTCCAGTCCTATAGAAAGGTGGCTTTCTGATGGCAGATCTGGTGAATGTGAAGGTGAAGCTTGACCAGGCAATGGATATGCTTTCAGAACTTGACGGCAACAAGTTCAGAATGAGACGGCGAATCCTCTCTGGTGTAGGCGTTGCGGTCAAGAACAAGGTCAAGAAATCATACAAGAGCTTTTTTCGTAAACAGACAGGAACTCTATACAAGAGCCTCAACAGCCGAGTGATCAAGAACGGAAAGGCTGCAATAGTCTCTCCCTCTGCTGCAAGGGACAAGGTCAGATACGGATATGTCCTTTCAAAGGGAACGACCATAGAAGCAAAGAAGGGAGATTTCCTGACATTCAAGATCGGGGAGAAATGGATACGCAAACACAGCGTGACCATACCGGAAAGGGACTGGGTGTCAGGACCTGCAAAGAGATACCTGGCAAGCAGTGAGCTGAAGACCAAACTGGATCAGCTTACACAGAGGGAAATAGACAAGGCCGAGAAGGCTGCACAGAAGAAGGCATCAGGATGAAGAACGAACTGACGATACTCAATCAGATGAAGACCGTCCTGCAGAGTCATCTCAATGACCATCTGGAGGCAGGCCTTGCGCAGATAGATGAACATAACGTTGCCATAGATTTCCCTGATACGGATCTCATGCCCAAGGCAACAATGTTCTATATTGTACCGAATTGGGCAGACTATGAAGTACTTTCTACTGAAAGTGACAATTCAACATTCAATGTGGCTCTCTTCATCCTTTGCAAAAAGGACAGGCAGGAGAACCTCACAAGAAAGATCTATGGCTATTTCAATGCCCTGTACTCACTGCTGAGGACAAACATCGGATTGGATGGCTATGTCGATTTCACGGATGTGAATGATGCCGAGTTCTATCCCGCCGTTGAGGGCAATAGGAATGTCCAGGGCGTGGAGGTCTCGGTCTCTATCAGATATACAAAGGATTTTTAACGGAGGTGCATATGGCATATCGCGTAGGAGCAGGATCTGCCTGCCAGGCGGCAAAGCAGAATGCATGGGGTACTCCGGTTGTGCCGGACACCCTGATAAACATGACAGGTGAATCAATCAATGTCACTGTCGAGAAAGGAGACGAGGGAAACCTTCTGGCCTCGAAGACCGCAAACCAGAGAGATACCATGTCCATGACTGTGGCTGGTAGCATCAATACGGTCCTCAGACCTGAGTTTGCAGACTGGCTTTTCGAGTGTGCCCTGGGCATAAAGTCCGGAAATGTCTACACACTTGCAAACCCGAATGCAGAACTCCCGGTCTCCACGTTTGTTCTTTCCAGAGGTGGAATAGTAAAGACTTATCCTGATGTCACCATAAAGAGCATCAAGATATCGGCTGCGGCACAGGACTATGTGAAGGTCGATATTGACCTTGTAGGTGTCGATGAGCTGTCTGCAGGAGATGATGGTGCACAGACTCTCCAGACAATCTCTTTCACTCTTCCTTCCTATCGCTGTACTCAGGCAACCCTTCTGTATGGAGCCGGTGGAGCAGCAAGTCCTAGCCAGACCCTGTGTGTCGAGTCCTGTGATATCACTATCGACAACGGAATGGAGGATGCACCTGCCACATACTGCACAGGCATCAAATCCGGCCGTCCTGTAATGGGGCTCAGATCCGTCACAGTGGATTTCTCAATTCCGTATTCCGAGTCCATCGATACATTCAGGAAGACCTACTACCTTGCCGAGGAGAGTCCATGTGTTGCTCTCAAGCTTGTGTTCACCACCTCTGACACAGAGGAGAACATCGAGATCTATCTTCCGTATGTGAACATCACATCGGCTGATGGAAATGTAGGTGGAACAGGAATCATCGACTCTTCATTCTCAGGGGAGGCACTCACAGTCGGTAGCGCGGAACCTGTGACAATCACAGTCAACCACAAGGAGGAAGAATAATGGCTTTTGTAAGAGAGAAGGCATATCAGAATGCAATTCAGAAGGTTCGTGTCGAGTTTGGAACTCTTATAGGACAGGAGAAGGATGAGGATGCATACGTGCTTCTCAAGGAACTCCCGACTTTGGAGATGATGCAGCTCAACGAGGCCCATGAGAAAGGTAACGTTGCGCTCATGGAGTTCTTCCATGAGGTCCTTCCTCACATCATAGTGGACCATAACCTCTATGAGACAGAAAGCAAGAAGATGACTGACAAGGCTGTGACCGACTTCATCTTCGAGAAGCTGGACCTCACAAGCAAGGTTGTCGCAGAGTATGCAAGCGCAGCTTTTTTTACCCGGCAGAGCAAGACAGAAGAGAAATAGCAAGTCTCTGCCATGAGGTGTTCAATGGACGCTTCAGTGCAGAACTCTACAAGGAATATGGAAGGTGGCTGTGCTACATCACAGACATCTTCATGCCCATTTGCGATTCGGAGACGGGGGACTTCAGGACATTGCCGTTCTCGGGTCCCATCACCGATCAGCCGTACATGACCATGCAGGTCATCCGTCTTGTTCAGATGAACTACAGAAAACATTTGAATGACAAAATGAAGAAGATCAAAGCTTCTTCACCATCAAGGCCTCGTCACTGAGGCCTTCATTTTTTATAAGGAGGCAGAGCCGTGGCAACAGCAAAGGTAATAATTGCAGGACAGAACAACATAGGCTCTGCGGTCAAGGGAGCCAAAAGTGATCTTTCATCCTTCGGGCAGGCTGCACAGAAGGTAGGGGACACTCTCAAGAAGGCATTTGCTGTAACAGCGATAGTTGCAGCAGTCAAGAAACTCAGTGATGCGGCCTCACAGTGCCTTTCAGACTTCCTGCAGGCTCAGAGGGCTTACAAGCAGCTGGCAGTAACATTGCAGGATGATGCTGCCTATAAGTCAGTCACTGCGAACATTGTGAAACTATCAAAGCAGACACTTTCCTCCAAGGACCAGGTCGAGGCGATGGTCGCTGAGCTGGCAGCCCTGGGAAAGTCTGCTGATGATATAAACAGGATCTCGGATGCATCTGTGTATCTGTCCAACGTGACTGGGCGTGATCTGACATCCTCCATGACAACATTGCTCAACACATACAATGGTAATGTTACCCAGCTCAGGAAGCTCGGAGTCGATACATCGGATCTAACAAAGAAGGAACTGGAGCAGGGTGCTGCAATAGACCTGGTAATCCAGAAGTTCGGTGAACTCTCACAGCAGATGGCAAAGGAGGATACCTCTCAGCACATCACGAACATCAAGAACAACCTGGGAGACATGAAGCAGTCCATAGGAGATCTTGTGAACTTCTCCATAGGACCACTGCTGGCAAAGTTCGATACAGTCTCAGAGAACATGAGGGATAACTTCGATGCCTTTGTACAGAAGGTGAAGGTTGCACTGGAGAACTTCCCGGAGGTCTGGAACCACCTGGTCACTGCTCTGAAGAGTGGTCTTTCACACCTTTTCAGCATTGAGGGGATGACTCAGTTCTTTACGAATTTCTTCAACCATATCATGGCCAAGATCCGTCTGGTTGGCGATCTATCTGCAAATCTGTTCGACCTTGTCCAAGGCATTGCAACAGAGGCTCTCGAGGGGATTGGCAACTATGCCATGTACTGGATAACCCACATATGTGACTCTCTTGGGATCAACATCTCCGAAGTGATCAACTCCATGGGAACGTGGCTTACACAGTCTCCGGTCGGCAAGGTTGTAGATGCAGTGATCACGACTGCAGTCAATGGAATCAGGCTCATCGGAGCTCTGATAAAGAACATCCCACAGATGGTGAAGCTTGTTGTGTCCAATCTTGAATCGATAGTCAAGAATCTTTGGATTACACTGAAAAACACTTTCTTTGAGACAATCAAGGCTATCGTAGACAACCTTTCCCAGACACTTGACCGCATCAACTTTCCTCAGATTATCGAGAATATAAAGGTTGCAATCACTAATGTATTCGGGCGGGTCTCTGCATGGTTCACAGCCATAGGCTCAACCGTGAAGGATACATTCCGCTACATAGGTGACCTCCTTGAAGCGACCTTCAGCTGGAACAGCGTGAAGACGGTATTCACCACACTGTTCAAGAACATAGGCGTCATAGCATCCACCCTCATAAAAGAGATTTTCGTGAACATCCCTTCCATGATCTCCTCGATCTTCGAGGGGGTCCTGAACTGGATAGGTTATGTTGCAGTACATCTGAAGAACGAACTGCATGATGCACTTAATTCGGCTCTTGATCCGTTCAGGACAGCCCTTGGCTGGATAGGCATAAAGGTCGATTCCGGCAAGGCAGACAGGACAGGGGAAGAGAACCTCAAGGCCAAGGCATCCGCATCCTTTGCGAATGTTGGTACTGGCTTTTCAAAGGCCATTTCAGACGCCATAGATTCAGCCGCTGCAATCAAGGAGAACAACAAGGCCATATCTGCTCTCTATGAGGGCATTGAAGGAATAAACGTTGCCTCTGCGAATTATGAGGAGATTACGGCAGCAATCAAGGATTCGGGATCCTTTGTTACCACTCTCCAGAATGTTTCGGATGTTCTTGGAAGCAAGATACAGGACAACAGTGCAGAGTGGGCTGACATCTCGAAGCAGTTTGCTGCACTCCTGAATCCTGTGTTCGAGAAGTTCGTATCAGACAGTTCTGTGTCTGTCGGAACTGCAATGGCAAAGTGGACCGCAAAGAGCAAGGATGAATACTATGAGGCGGCAAAGAAGAACTTCTCCAACATAGGAGATTTTCTCCAGGATTGGGGTTCTACATTCCTTTCGGACATGGGAGACGATTGGGATGGATTGGTCTCTTCTTTCTCATCCATTTTCAGTGATGCCTTTGGTGAGGATTTCGATTCCTTTATTACATGGTTCAAGCCTTTCATAGAGGAGAAGCTTGCCATGAAGACCACTTCATATGGTACAGCCTCTTCGGGCGGAGGTTCATCTTCTGATGAGGAAGAGAACAAGATGACCCTTTGGGATGGGGTTCTCAACCAGTTCACTTCAAAGATGGGAGAGGCTGGTAGCCTTGTCAGTTCCCTTGCATCCAACATGAGTGCACTTGGGCCAGTATTTGGAGCAATCCTTACAGCAATAGAGTATGTCTTTGATGGACTTGCAGAGACTCTTGGTCCTGTTCTTTATGACTTTGTGAAGTTCGGAATTGAGCCTCTGAGGGAGCTTGGCAGGATAGTTGGAAGTCTGTTGATTCCTCTTATCCGCAATCTTATGCCGTTCATACAGCAGGTGGCCACATTCCTGGTGTCCATTTTCAATGCACTGGGTGTTGTCCTTCAACCGGTCATCGAGATCATAAACATGGTCCTTACTCCGGTTCTGCAGATATTCGGTTCAATCCTTGAGGCTCTCATGCCGGTACTGAAGGTATTTGCAAAGATAGTCGTGACCATAACCGGAACCATACAGTATGTGATCCAGGTGCTCCAGCATTGGGTTGCTACAGTCATGAACTGGCTTGCAGGACTCAACATATTCGGGTGGCATCCTTTCAGTGGACTGAGAATGAGCGATCCGGGAAGTCCTGGAAGCTATACCCAGTTCATCAAGAGCAAGTGGGATGCAATAGACAAGGCGTTTGATTCCTCTACAGACACCGTCAATTCATGGTCAACAGACGCATCGACAAGCACTTCAACCGCTACCTCCGTGACCTCCGCAGGATATCAAGGTGCAACACAGGTGACGATCAATATCTACCAGCAGGCACCGGTCGTGGGAGACGGAGGAATGAGGACATTCGCCCAGATGATCAGAGCTGAATTCGAGGCTCTGTCCTACTATGGAGTAGTGAGCTGATGAAATACACAAATCCTAACATATCACTGACTTTTCTTGGCAATGATCTGGTTTCAGGACATTCTTTGAACCAGACCATTAAAAGAGATGACATCGTATATCCTGGCATCCAGTTCAAGCTTCAGCTTCTTGATAAGCTCAAGAGTTCATCCAACCAGGTGTCTCTTCAGCTGTTCAGGACATGCTCATCAATCGAGGATATCATCGCCACTGATGGTGATATAAAGGCCGTTCTAAGGGACGGGAACACCATCCTGTTCACAGGCTACATAAGCACTAATTTCTCATGGTCTGTTACCGACAGTGGCCAGCAGGCCCTGAACATCACTATCGAGGATGTTGGAACAAGGCTTCTCGGAAAGTCCTATCTCCAGTCAGGGTGCGTTCTTTTCAACTGTACTGCTGATGCAGCTCTCAGAAGCATCTGCTCGGCAGCAGGGATAAATGTAAGCCCGGGTTGCACAGTGATCAGCTCACAGGTCGTGAAGGTAGTTGAATCTGACAGATCATGCCAGGAGATTCTTTCCCAGATGCTCTATGAGTTGGGCTATGTATATCTCTTTGACAACCAGGGGCGTCTTCTGGTCTTCAAGGTGGACTGCACCACGACAGAGGGAGCAACCCTTATTGACGGGGACAAGCTGTACACCTCTGGTGGCAAGGCCATAAGCCTTTCCAAGAGCATTAGACAATACAAGAGTGCAAGAGTCACATATACCAGGATTGCAGAGGCTTCCGATTTTCTTGTCTACAGGAATACCACAGGACAGGATGACAGTCATGACTATTGCAACATGGAGCTTGAGGCTCTGTCCTACTTCGATGGAACTGAAGTATATACGAATGAGGAGTGGAGAGAGGAGACTGAGGATGAATTCAGGGTTCCTGCCAGGATCGAAGCATGCAATGCCGGGAGCAGGACAGACATTGTTGGAAGCAGCAAGATCATAAGTGTAAGTGATGCTGTCCTGACCCTTACTTCCGACGGGAATGTCTCTGGAACTGTCGAACTTGCAGGAGGACCATATATTGAGCTCCTTGTCCATAACGAGGATTCGACTCTCAGACACGTTACCAGGATGGATATCCAGGCAAATATCCTCTATGAGAAGGATACCAATATAGTCAGGACTCTCAATTCGGTTATTGATAGCGAGAGCTCTGACAACCTTCTTGATGA